AGGATTCACCTGGAATGCTGTAACAGTTGTAAAAATATATGCATGTGTTCTTGTTTCAGATACCCCTTCAGATCAATACTATATTGCTCTTGATGCTATCCGTCTAGAAAATATTGCAACTACCAACCCACTTTATGGTCTTACTGGATATTCTGTTGTAAAAACCACTGATGCAGAAACCATTGTAAAGTCACCTAATACTAGTAACTATATTGAGTTTAGGTTTTCGGTAGGTGTAACATAGTGTCTACTCCAGAAACTATTAAAAAATTTCAAACAGCAAATTCAGACTTACCGCCATTAAGTGCAGAAACACAGGGGTATTCTGTAAGATATCGTATTGTTTCTTCAGATAAAAACAGAACATCACACTGGTCACCAGTATATCTATTACAGCCAGGGTACACATTTGTTCCTGGAGCAATAGCATTTCATAAAGCAGGTTCAATTGCTAGTATTGTTTGGGATGCAGTAGAAATAACAAAGGTAGATGGAGCAAACACATATTCTATTAGAAAAGCATTAGAATATGATATTTGGGTTAGATGGGATAGAGATGATGGTGGTGATTGGTTATATAAAGAAAGAATAGAAACAACATCTTTGTCTATGCCTATTCCTTCAACATATACCATAGGTGGAGTTGTTCAGCCATCACCTCCAAACAGACTTAGTATTGAAATATATTTAAAAGGCGATCCAGTTGAAAGAGCAGATGGCGCAGCAGGAACACCATTTTTAAAAGTTTATAGGCTTTTAAATGAAACAGTCTAATGATATAATGGAGAGATAATGGCAAAAGTACCACTACCAGAACGAGGTCAACCACTAGATGTTACGTACATCTATCAGTTGGCTGATACTATTAATGATATTTCTACGCAGGTTTCATCTGCTACATATAACTATACTACTGTAGATACCGTTTCTGCGGGTAAGCAAAGCGTAAAAACATCAGAAGCAAGAGTAATTGGTGGATATATTGAAGTAGCAAATAACTCTACTGTTAACGCAGGAAACGAAAAAACATTCACATATGATTTTCCATCAGATTTTAAGTATGCTCCAATTGCAACTGCAACTCCAGTAAATATTGGAAATACACCAGCAGGACAAAATGTTGTAGTTATTTTAAAGTCTGTAACTACATCAAGAGTAGAAGGAATTGTTAGATTTGGTGCTTCTGGAGATCTATCTCTGGCTGTTCATCTAATTGTTGTTGGCATTCCTAATTAAGGGGAATAAGTTAAATGATTTATTGCAGACGCTGCAAGGGTAGAATGTTTATTGATAGACAATACTCTAGTCAAATACATCTAGAAACATATTGCATTAGATGTGGCTCTAGAAATTTTTATCATCCACCTTCAGATAGCAGGGAGGGTCTATGGCTTTTAAACCTAGAAAACTTGAGAGCAAAGACTACAATAGCCAGCCTGTAATCAAAGGAAATAAAAAGATTTGGTTTTTAAACGGAGATCTTGTTAGACTTTATCATAGTTCAAGATCTACTGGAATGGTTACTGTTTATAATATTACAAAAGATAGATTAGAAACTTGTTTTCGTAATGACTTTAGAAAAAATAGACAAAAGGCATATACTGTAGCAGAAACTGCACGACTTGTCAATAGGCACCGTAAATATTTTCCATTATTAATTAAACGAGGAGTTATTCCACCACCCATGGGCGCAAAGATAAATGGGGAACGTGGTTGGCAAATTAGAGCATACTATTCTGAGTCGCAACTAAAAGAGATACGTGATATACTTGCAAGTATACATATGGGTAGACCAAGAAAAGATAATTTAATAACAAATAATATGACTCCTACATCTCAGGAGTTGACACGTAGAACTGGCGATGGTATACTGGTTTATACAAAAACTGAAGACGGCAGGTTTATTCCTGTTTGGGGAGAGAGCATTAATTAGCCTATGAAGGAGGCAGTGGTGGAAGAAAGAAATGAAACAAAAGTAAATGTAACACTTGGATATACGCTTAATCTAGGTAATTTCCAATCTTTGCGAGTTGATCTTGGTGTTGTTGACCATGTTCGTGATGGCGAAACTACCAATGATGCAATGAATCGTGTTTACGATTTTGTTGAAGCAAAGGTAATTGAAAAGGTTCAAGAAGCAAAATCAGAGATTACTGAGGAGTAGTTATGGCTGATCGCAAAGACCGTATGGCTTTGCTCAGTCGCTACAATAAACTTCATTTGCAGAGATACGAGCAAAAGTCTAATCTCAATCTTAACGTTGAGCAATGGGCTGCAGATGCCCTAGTAGAGTCTTATGGGCTTGGCACTTGCTACGACCTATTAGAATATTATTTTAGTATAGTCCAGCATCCAAACTGGAACTTCTTTGCATATAACGCACAAGAAATATTAAATGGAAGATCAGCAACAGAACAAGATTTAAAAGAGCGTGAAGAGCGCAGAAAATTGGCTAGGAAGTGGTTAAGTGAGTAATTCAGAATCAAAGTTAATATCAGCAGTACTTGATGATAAGCAGGTGCATGTACTTCTTCAAGCCAATGTTGACTCTATGCTTAGAACACATGGGGATATTTGGAATTTTATAAAGCGGTACACAGAAAATAATGGAACTGTTCCTCCAGTATCTCTGGTAGTAGAAAAATTTAGAGACTTTTCTCCAGTTCAAGGAGTTGGTTCAACTAAGCATCATTTAGAAGAATTTCAGGCTGAGTATCTAAACGATAGTCTTAAAGATATTATTCGTAATGCTGCTACAGATGTACAGGGTGGACAGGGAGTAAAGGCTCTTGAACACTTAATTACAAAAACTTCAGAATTAAAAAAGAATACCTCTGTTATTCGTGATATTGATGCAACTGATATTCAGTCTGCAATTACATATTTTGAAAATGTAAAGAAACAGCAGGAACTTGGTAAGATGGGAATTAAAACAGGCTTGCCAGGATTTGACAACTACCTTCCTTCAGGGATTATGCCAGGTCAATTGGGGATATTCCTAGCATATCCAGGTATTGGCAAGTCCTGGCTTGCTCTTTACTTTGCCGTACAGGCATGGAAACAGGGCAAAACTCCAATGATCATAAGTCTTGAAATGTCTGAGACAGAAGTTCGTAATCGTGTCTTTGCGATTATGGGTGAAGGTCTTTGGTCACATCGCAAGATTTCAAATGGAGATATTGAAATTGATATGTTGAAGAAGTGGCATGAAAATAAAATTGAAGGTAAGCCACCATTCCATATTATTTCAAATGACAGTGGTGGAGAAATTACTCCATCTGTTATTCGTGGAAAGATTGATCAATACCGTCCTGACTTTGTGATTGTTGACTACCTACAACTTATGTCACCTAATCAAAAGTCCGATAATGAAACAGTACGCATGAAAAATCTTTCTCGTGAACTTAAACTAATGTCTATTAGCGAAGAGGTTCCCATTATTGCTATTTCATCTGCAACACCAGATGATGTTACAAATATGAGCACCGTTCCTACTTTAGGACAAACTGCTTGGTCACGACAAATTGCTTACGATGCTGACTGGGTTCTAGCACTTGGTAGAGCATCCAACAGTGATATAATTGAATGTGCGTTTAGAAAAAACCGTAACGGATTCATGGGAGACTTTTTAATACAAGTAGATTTTGACAAGGGATACTATAGATATAAAGATTATGAAGACAAAAAGTAACGATATATATACATCACAACAAATACACAGAGTACTAACAGGCGCAGGAATAGACATAGAGGCTGAATACGGTACTGACTATATAATCTTTTGTCCCTATCACAACAATAATAGAACTCCTGCTGGAGAAGTATCTAAAGAGTCTGGATTATTCTTTTGTTTTGGTTGCCAAACAACTAAAAATCTTATTGAGTTAATTATGCATATGACTGGTAGATCTTACTTTGAATCTATTAGATATATTAAAAGCAAAGAAATAGATATTAACTTAGAAGATGTAGTAAATAAGGCTCTCTATGCTGCTCCCGATTTTGTGCAGTATGATGAGTTATTAATTAAAAGACTAAATAAACAGGCGATAGAAAGTCCTAGAGCCGTATCATATTTTGAGGGTCGTAAGATTACAAAAGAATCTATGACTAAGTTTGACTTAGGATATTCTGAAAAGCAAGACTCTGTTACTGTGCCTATGCATTCTCCAGACGGTATGTGTATTGGGTTTGTAGCAAGAACGGTAGAGGGCAAAGAATTTAAGAATACACCAGGATTACCCAAGAGTAAAATATTATTTAATCTACATAGAGTAAAATCATCAAAGGTTGTTTATGTAGTAGAGTCATCTTTTGATGCAATTAGATTAGATCAAGTAGGTTTACCTTCAGTTGCCACGCTGGGGGCTAACGTTTCGTCAAGCCAGATGAAACTATTAGAAAAGTACTTTACAAATGTAGTACTTGTGGCAGATAATGATGAGGCAGGCTCAATTATGGCTGACCGCCTAGTTGAGAAATTAGGGTCACTAGTTACAGTAGTTAAATTAGATAAACAATATAAAGATATTGGTGATATGAATGATGATGCTATTAAAAAACTAGAATACCAGTTTGACAACTCTATCATTGCTATGTTACAATAAAAACAACTTATATAAGGAGAAAAATGACTATAGTAAAAGGGCTTAAAAACATCAACGCATTAGTTGAAAAGCCAAAATATGAAAGCACAGGAACAAAAGTTCGTTGGGTCAAATTGGCTGACGGACAAGCAGCAAAGATTCGTTTTGTTAACGAACTTGATTCAGACTCTGCAAATTACAATGAAGAGCGTGGGCTTGCAGTTGTAGTATCAGAACACACAAATCCAAAAGACTATAAGCGTAAAGCAGCATGTACTCAGGAATCTGAGGGTCGTTGCTTTGGTTGCGAAATGGCACGTAAGGAACCAAAGAGTGGCTGGAGAGCACGTCTTCGTTTCTACACAAATGTATTGGTTGATGATGGCACGGAAGATCCATATATTGCTGTATGGTCACAGGGCATTAGCAAGCAATCAGCGTTTAATACAATTCGTGAGTATGCACTTGAAACAGGAAGCATCTCAAATCTTACATGGAAGTTGAAGCGTAATGGTCAGGGAACTGAAACTAATTACACACTTATTCCATCAACTCCTGATACTGAACCATTTAAGTGGGACGGCAAGGAGTTCTTTAATCTAGAGAAAGTTGTTCGTGAAGTTCCATATCCAGAGCAAGAAGCATTTTACTTTGGATTTGATACTCCATCAACTACTGCCACCAACATTGATTGGTAATAGATGAATTACGTTGGGCTTCATGTCCACACCCATTATTCTCTAATGGATGGTGTGGCAACTCCGCAGGAATATGTTAATAGAGCAGTTGAACTGGGTATGCCAGCAATTGCCATCACAGATCACGGAACCTTGTCTGGGCATCGTGAGATGTATCGTGCTGCGAAGGAAGCGGGTATTAAACCTATTCTTGGCATAGAAGGCTATATGACAACAGATATGGCTGACAAGAGGGCAAAGGCAGATCGTACTGACCCACTTGATCAAAATTATCATCATATAGTTCTTCTTGCCAAGAACCAACAAGGCTTAGAAAACCTAAATAAGATTAATGAAATTGCTTGGACTGATGGATTTTTTAGTAAGCCAAGATTTGATTTTGCTACATTAGAAAAATATAAAGAAGGAATTATTGTAACCTCTGCCTGCCTCAGTGGCTGGATTGCAAAGGCGGTAGAGTTAGATGAACTTGCTATTGCAAAGAAGCATATTAAATGGTTTAAGGATACCTTCAAAGATGATTACTATGTTGAGATAATGCCACACAATCCTGAAAAAGTAAATAAAGGTTTGATTGATTTGGCACAATCTATGGGAGTAAAAATTGTAGTTACTCCAGACTGCCACC